AGTTAGATAAGCTTTGAGCATTTCAATATCATTCTTAAAATAAAAATCACTCAAAATATTAAAGCCTATAGCATTTATTTTATCTACTATTTTATTATAGGAAATATCAGTAAAATCTGTTACAGTAGATACTAAAATGCTTATAGGTGCGTTACCCTCACCAAATAATACCACATCATACCCCTTACTAACTTTACTACTTCTCTCAATCACTGCCACTTTGATAGGTTTACTTACTCTCATTTGTTTATCCTTTGTATGTCTTGATAGTGTTATTATAACAAATCCTCAGAAGATTGTCAAGGGTTTCTAGCAATTTTCTGAAAAATTCAGCAAGAAATTTATTAAGCATTTATTAATGTATATAAATAGCTAATAAAGACTTAATAATATCTTAAAATCTCCGATAAATTATTTTATTAATAGTATAATATTTCTAGTAGTTTTGTATAAGTTTTGGTAATCTTAGATGGGGGGGGGTTGCTCCAATGTTGCCAACTAAAGGTGAGTATATAAACCCACCAAACCTCCAAACAATTTTCAAATCTTAATTATAATTAAATGCAATTAAACAGACACTAACAACATATAATAAACACGCCTTAAGTTTACATTATATATACTGACAGAAATTAACAAGGTTGATATTATGGATTTAACAAAACTTAAGAGCAAACTAGCAGAACCAGCACAGATACTAACTCAACAACAAACTTCAAACCACAACATAGGTTTTATAGAAGAACCACCAAGTTACCTAGAGGAGGATATACCTCAACTAAAGCTTGATATAGTAGACTGGTGTAAGAAAGTGGTAGATACTGACAAAGGTAGAAAAATCCCATTACTAGAAGTTAAGGATATGAAAGATATAGCTAGTATCGTCACTCAAATAGAAAGCTCATTCAACAAGAGAGATGAACCTACGCAGACTATAAATGTATTAGTTCAGAATATTATGCAGACAGTAGAGGACGATTGCTAATGAGTGATTTAACTATAGAACAAGAGATATTTATAAGGACTAAATTATCCTCTAAGATGTGGAGAATGAATAACCTCTATACTATCAGAGATAAAGATGGTATAAAGAGAATATTAAAGCTTAATGCTTCTCAGAATAAAGTCCTCACAGACTTTAAACATAATAAGAAGATTATTTGTAAATCCCGCCAGCAAGGTATCAGCACTCTATATTTAGCTTACTACCTAGATGACTGTTTATTTAAAGAAGGGTTTCAAGCAGGAATACAATCTTACGGCAATGAAGAAGCTAAGAAACTACAGAAGAGAGCTGAACTTATGTGGGACGACCTAGATGACTCTATTAAAGACTTACTAGGTCTTACTATGGTGAGTAACAACTCAAATGGTATGACATTCTCTAATGGTTCAGTTCTTAGAATAGGTAACTTTAGAGGTGATACATTACAAGCACTCCATGTTTCTGAACTTGGGAAGATTGCTAAGAAGTATCCTGATAAAGCTAAGGAGCTTAAGACTGGAGCGTTCCAAGCTGTAGGTAAAAACAATAAGATAACTATAGAGTCTACAGCTGAGGGAAAAACTGGGTTATTTTATGAGATGTGGGAGAAGGCTATACTAAAGAGAGATTTAGGTAAGAAACTTACAAGCTTAGACTTCCAGCCTATATTCCTAAGCTGGCTAGAAGACCCTGACTGTACACTTTATGAGAAAGTAGAGCCTGATAAAGAGCATATAGAGTATATAGACAGACTAGAAGCTGACCTCAAGATACAACTAACCAAAGAACAGATTAACTGGCTGTGTAGTAAGTTAGATGAGTTGGGAGATGACTTCGACCAAGAATACCCAGCAACACCTGATAGAGCGTTCGCTCAAAGTGTTGAGGGTACATACTTTAAGAAGCAGTATCACTCAATCATAAAAGAGAAGAGAGTTAAGCCAGTAGAGCATATAAAAGGTGTGAAAGTAGATGTAAGCTTCGACTTAGGGCTTAATGATGAGATGGTTCTACACTTCGTGCAGGTTATAGATAACAGACCTGTAGTAATTAATGAATATCATAATACTGGTGAGGGCTTTAAGTTCTATATAGATATACTAGAGTTACTACAGAAAGAACACAGCTATGAGTATAATTGGTTTATACTACCTCACGACGCTAATGTTAGAGAGTTAGGTACTGGGCTAACTAGAATAGAAACACTTAGAAGTATGGGTATGACTAAGATTAAACTCCTGCCTAAGTTACCTTTTATAGAGTCTATAAATGTTTGTAGAAGTTTGCTTAATGCTGTTATTATAAACTCTAAGTGTGAGAATACTATATTAGCGGTGCAGAACTACCGTAAGAAGTTTGATAAGACCTTAGGAGTCTATATGAATACTGATGTTCACGATATACACTCTAACTATATGGCATCTCTTAGGTATATGGCTCAAGGGCTAGGGTATGAAGCAGTTAAAGGTGTGAGAGCTAATAACATAAAGCGTAAAAAACATAAAAATATTAATAAATTTAATGGATTTAAGGTTATTTAAGTATTTTTTAATGTATAATAATGCAAACTTAAAGGATTTAATATGGATAGCACTCCTGAACACACAGACGCTAGCAAGACCTTAGAATTGCAAGTAAGCTCCGCACTCAAAGCAACACCCACCAAAGATGGGAAGCTAGACTTCTCAACTTCAGAACTATCAGAAGAGATGAAGCTAGCAGTAATGGCTGAGAAGAGACGAAGAGATACCCAAGCAGACTTTACTAAAGCTAGACAAGCCCTAGCTACTTCTGAGGCTGAGATAGAAGCATTACGGACTCTAATCCCTAATGCAATCTCTCAATTACCTCAAGAGGAGCAAGACAGACTAGAAGATTTAAAGTATTCTAATCCTGATGAGTGGCGAGTAGCTGTTAATCAAGCTGAGAGAGAAGCCAAGGAAAAAGCAACTAAGCTTACAGAAGAGAAAATCGCAGAAGCTCACTCACGAGCATCTAAGGAATTTTCTGAGGCTGAGAAGCATAAAGCATTGGCTACTTATAATGCTAACTCTGGTTCTTCACTAACAGAAGAGCAACTAGCATTTGATGTACCTCCTAGACTCTTCAAGAAGCTCGATAGTGGTGAAATTACATACTTGGAGCTATTAGCAGAAGCTGATAAGCTTATTAATGGTAAGGTAGTTCATACACAAACACCAGCTACACAACCTAACATTAACTCAGCACCTAATGGTGTAGGTGTTAAAACAAAAGACTCCTTAGAAGAGTCTTACAACAAAACAATTTTTTAAGGATAATTAATGAAAGTTCGTTATAACTCTCCTTTGGAGAGAAGAGGTTGGGTACAAGATGGGCTACTAGAGAAATCTTCTCAGTCCTTTTGGTTGCCTTATACTGGTAACACAGCAAACTCTATTGTCTATCAGCGTAATGATAGCTCTTGTGTGGCTGGTCAGACTGTAATCTTCGACTTTAGCTCATTCCTAACTGGTAAAGCTTATAAAGGTGATGACTACTCTTATGGTAAGGGTGAGGTTAAGCGTAAGTTCTCTGATGGCATTAGTGTAGAAGAGATTTCTCACTATGTAGCTAATGGTTCAGCATTTGATGGCTGTATTATTGATGACCTAGAGTCAACTACTCACAGTGACTCTCGTAGTAAGCTCGGTGACTTGTTTATCAGACATAAAGACCAAAACATTTTCGATGTAGTTCAAGGGGCTTCTCTAGGTAATAATATTACTCATATCTTTAACCTTGGTGATGGGTTCACTTATGGTGATTTGAAAGCTATTGAAAATGCTGTTAAGCGTGGTAAAGGTCTTATGAAACCTACTGCTAAAGGTGCTGTAAGTAACACTAAAGCTATGCAAAGAAGCCCACTAAAAGCATTTAGAACTGAGGGTGGTCAGAGTATTTACCTAGTTATTGTAGATACCTATATGGCTACTGAGTTGGCTAATGACCCTAAGTATCAGACTATTATTAGTGATGCTGATGTTAGAGGTAACAACAACCGCCTAATTGATGGTAAAATTGGTAGAATTGGTAATACAATTTATGTAGAGTCTCCAGTATTTGTAGGGGCTACCGAGGGTAGCGGGCAGTTCACTAAGTTTGATAACACACCAGAACAAGCGGGACTTAGACGCTATGCTACCACCTCAACTGGTAAAGTAGTTTGGGAGGGTCAAGAGGATTTTAATAAAGTTGAAGAGCTTTTAGAAGAGGATACAACTAATGGTAACACTACCAATGCTGATGCTGGTAACGCTATTTACTCTCGTGGTGTTGTACTAGGTGCTGGTGCAGTACAACAAGCATTTGGTAAGATGCCCGACTATAAAGTTGAGTTCTCAGCATTTGAGAAAACTAGTGAGTCTATGCTTGAGTATTGGGCTAATGTTAAGAAAACTGTCCTAACCCGTGAAGCTGGTAGTAAGTATGTTGGTAATGTTGAAGATATTGACTTCTCAACTATTGCTATCGATATGAAACATAAAAACTAGGAGAAGTAATGGCTGAGAATATTCAACGACATTATAAAAACAATGAGTGTAGAGTTGAGAAGATGGTAGGGGCTGAAATCTCAGCTCTTGACCAAGCTCCTCTAGCAGATGAAGAGTTTATCATTGCTGGTCTTATGGCTGGTACTGTAGTGCAAGGGGGTATGATTGCTGGCTTCGGTCTTGATGGTGATGTAGACCTAAATATTAAGATTGTAGATACTCAAGGTACTGTAATCTTGGAGTATAAAACTGATGCTGTAAGCGGTGATGAAGACCCTTATACAGTAAACAACACAAAAGCAGTAGGCTTTAGCGTACCTAGTACAAAGAACACACTACTATACCCAGCTAAGGTCATTATGAAGTTTACTGAGGACTTTACACAAGGTATTATCAAGCTTGGTGCTGATATGATTGACTTCAATGCTGTAACTGGCGATAGAGTGCCTGAGGTACTGTAGTAATGGTAAAGACTCTCTTAGAAGATATTAGAGTCTTTTTGCACGATGTAGACGCTATTAGATGGACTGATAAGTCACTAATAAGACTCTTAGATAAGGCACAAAAGGATTTAGTTTTTAAGACTAAAGCACTAAAGGCTATCTATAGAGTCGGACTTAGAGATGATAGAGAGACTGTAAAGCTTCCATCAGATATTGATAGGGTCACTAGAGTAACTTTAAATGGGTGCAAGCTTAATGGCAAAACTCATAGCGAGATTGATGATATTACTTGTGGTTGCGGGTGGGAGACAGCTACAGGTACTCCTAAGTATTTCATCTTAGATAAAACAAATAGAAACAGACTACGACTTTACCCTATACCTAACGGTACTACTATGATATTCTACCAAGAAACTTCACTAGGTTTATTTTCAGATATAGGCGTAGATAAGTATGGTATTATAGTAGATATTAAAGGGTTCTCTGAGGTATCCACTGTAGGTACTACCACTGACATTGTATTATCTACTTTAGTATTAGAAGTGCATTATGACAAACACCCTAGAACTCTTATAAACCTTAAAGATAAGATTGAGGTTGATGAGATGATGAAACAAGCCTTAGTACATTATGTATGTGGTAACGCTTTAAGAGCTGATAGGGACTCTAACAGCCGTTCATTAGGTGCAGAAGAGTTGGCTTTATATGACTTACTGGTTAAAGAGCTTAAGAAAAGCGTATCTAATAGCTATACTGATGGTACAGAATATGCTATTAAATTAAGAAAATTTTAAGGAATTACTATGCGAGAGGTAACAGAGATTGTTAAAGCCTTAGGCGGTGTTGAGGACTTGCTATTAGATGCAACAGCACCCTCTACAGTTGAGCAGTTAAGAGCTGGTAGTCCAGTAGAGATTACTAAGATTAACTTAGATACTATCCCAGCTGAGAGTAGAATTACCTACCCCGATTTTGTATCTGCTAGAGAGTATATTTTATCTCTAACTAACCCCAAATCTTATGTAGAAGCTACTACTATTGACGGTGGGTTTATTCTAACAGTAGGTGATAGTGGTCTTACTTGGGACGGTGATGCTCCAGCTAATGACCAAATAGCTATGGCTCAAAGACTTAGTAATGATACTTACAGATGGATAGGTATTGCTACCTTAGGTTCTGACAACTGGCAGTTTAGAGGTAGAGTAGCTGGTGATGGTGCTGTTAATGATAATGAGTTTGTAACTAAAGCTCAATTAGATGCTGTTAAATCTACAGCAGAAGATGGAGCTAATGTACAATCAGACTTTAATCAGACTGATAGCTCAGCTGACGACTTTATCAAGAATAAGCCTACAAGACCTAGTGGAGGCGACCTAGCGATGTTAGAGGCTGGTACAGATACTGACCTACGCTTATGGACGGCTAAGGACTTACACGATTTTTCGGAAGCTAATGGTTGTGGTACATTAGCTGGATTATTCTTCTACCACGACGATGCCACTACACAATTACCAATATATGAAACATTACCTGCTGAAACAGTTGCGTTAGAAGTATCGGAGAGTGATTTACTGCTATCATTTATAAACAACACAAACTCCAGTATTTTGGTTGAGGGTTTTGATGGGCATTATACCGCAATGCCTTCACTTAACAGCTATTGTATATATGTCAATGATACTAAAGTAGCTGATTGTGTTCATATCACAGTAGATAGTCCAACTCCTACTGGAGGGTATGAGGTTTCTATGGGTAAGGGGGATATGGTTACTGTAACAACCAATTCTATAGATAATCAAGAAAAAATTAGATTTTCGGAGGTTTAATTATGGGTAAAAAAACTATAGGGACTGTAATAATCCCTAAAGGTACAAGCTGGACTAAATTGTGTGAAGATGCACACTTTATTCAGAATGTAGATAATAGAGTAGTGTATTTCTATTTTAGCGACACACAGCCCGATGACAGCATCGGTACTAGAGATTGCCATATACTACGGCAGGAGCAAGATGATAATTATGTTAATAGCGACGGCGATACTATATGGGTTAAGCAACAACCACATTTTACGCAATCTCTTGTCATTACTCAGGTATGATGAGATGTTTAATAGAGTAGTAAAAGGAGGAACTGTGATAGTTCAAGATTTAAATAACCCAAAAACAGATGAGGTGCTAAGTACAGCAGGTATAGCTGAATTGCACTTAGGTAAGGTAGTAAGACACTCTCACCTTACATTTATAGATACTCCAACTGCACTTATCAGTCAGCAGGATTGGAATAAGTTTGGGGACTTCTACTTAGATGTGGAAGCACTAGAAGATGACTCAGCCTTCGAGATTTCTGTTAATATGTCATTAGGTAATTTCATAGATACAGATGCACAACCTAAGGATTTTGCAGTTACTTTGTTTGAGGGTACAGCTGGTGCTGAGAATGTTCTAAAGGCATTATCAAATGATGGGAGAGATAGATGTATTTGTCAGCCTACAAGCTCCTCTGAGGACTCAACACTTAATGGTCAGATAAGTTTTACTATTACTGTACCTAGTACACATTCAGCTGGTGATACTTTACGCTTCGCACCTCGTATGAAAAAGATTAGTAGTGGGGATAGAGAGCTTTATCTTAATGATGATTATGATGGAGTTATCTTCCCAGTATCTACAATTTCTATTAAGGAGATTAGCAATGTTTGATGCTAGTGAGATGGTAGGTAGTGGTGGAGGTAGTACAGTCACTATCGTACAAGATTTAAGCGACCCACAACCTAATGAGGTGCTAAGTACTGAAGGTATTAACAACCTCAATCACGGTGGAGGTAGTAGCATACTTGTTGGTATTACTACTATGAGTTTTAATGCAGAAACCAATAAGACAATAAATACATCAGCTTGGAGAGCATTTGAGGATTTTGAGATTGAGGTTACAGCTGTAGAAGATAACTCCTTACTTGAAATCTCAGTAACTATGTGGTTAGGTGAGGTTGATAACTCTAATAAAGGTGGTTATTATTATGTGAGTAATATAGATATTAATGGTGCATTAGTAACAGGTAGTGGTGATTATGGTGTAGGTATGTTACAGCTAGTATCAGCCAAAACTTCTGATGATGCTTCAGCACTTATAAATATAACTATACCACACACTCACTCAGCTGGAGATACATTAACTATCAAACCAGTTCTTAAACGCACTGATGGTAGTAGGTCTGTTAGGCTAAATAAATCTCAATCAGATAGTATAACTATCCAAGGTACAAGTTTTATTACTGTACGAGAATATAAAAGTAGCTGATATGGGTAAGAGAGCTATGATAGATACTACAGCGATTTATGTATTATTAGTAAGTTCTGTAGCGTGGTTCTTAGCCATTATAGATATAGATAAAGCTGGTATATTTGGTAGTATGCTTTATCTATTTGCACAGCACGAGCGTGGTAAGGCTTATGACTCCTTAGCATACTCTATACCAGTGCTAAGTCTTTTTGGTTATACTGGGAGTTGGGTAGTTACTCACATTATAGTAGTAGACTTCTACACTACCGCTAGTAGTGGTATGACACAGTTTATGAGTGCTGTTTTCGGCTTTATAGCGTATGATGCTATTCTTATGATGGCTGGTAAAACCGAGTCTATGGTTAAAGCTATTACTGATATGTTAGTACAAGCACTTAAAAGGAAGATAAAATGACTATAAATCAATTTATGCTTGCAGTAATTCTCCTTATGTGTGAGATATTATTTGAGGCTTATATCTCACGCAAATCTGATGATTATAGCGTTAAGACACATATAAAATCTCATATATTGATGCTTATTATTAGTATTTGTTCTATGATGATTTACTTCCTATCGGGAGATTTTTATGTAATTATTATTATGTTTGTAGTATATATATGGCACCTTAATAAAGAAGCTAGGACTATGTGTAAGAAACCTTGTGAGTTGGCTTATTATGGTAGATAGAGTAATTTACATAAGCGGTGCAGTAGCCTTATTAGGTGTTATAGGTTATATTATCTTGCTAAAAAGTATTAACACTACTTTAACAGAAGATAACACTAAGATTGAAGCTATTAGCCAAACTATCAAACACAACACTAAGGTAGAGCTGTTTGAGGATAAGTACTCTCGAACAACTGCTAATGAAACTAAGGAGGTGGTAAATGCTGAAGATTATAGTATCGGTATTAATACTATTATTATTTACTAACTGCTCTAGGGTACAACCAGCACCAATTAAGATGCCTTTATTAAGACCTATTAAAGTGACCATACCAAAACCCAATAGGCTTAAAGTAGATTTTGTAGTAGATGTTAACGGCTCTATCACACTAGATAGTAAAGTGTTTAAAGTGATTATAAAGAAATTAGGTGATAAGAATAGACTTATTTATAGGTTAGATAAATCTATAACTTATCTTAACTCTCAAATAAGAGATTACAATATATTAAGGATTGATTATGAAAATAGCTTTAGTAGTGGGACACAGACAAAGTAAACAAGGTGCTGAAGGGTCAGCAGGCATTAGTGAGTTTGAGTATTGGTCACAGTTTGCTAAGGATTTAGCAGATACTATTAATTCTCAACACGATGTTAAAGTTTATTTCAGACGCGATGAGGTTGGTTACTCAACTAATATGAAACTGCTACATAAGCAACTAGATGCTAATGCTATTGATGTAGCTATCGAACTTCATTTTAACGCTAGTACATCTAATGCTACTGGTTGTGAGGTACTTTACGCAACTCCTAAGGCTGAACAACTAGCAACAAGCTTGTATGACAATTTAGCAATACTGGGTAACACTAGAAGAGGTGTTAAGCACATTACACAGCAACAAAGAGGTTATAAATTTTTAGCTGGTGGTAACTCTATTAACATCTTAACAGAGCCATTCTTCGCTACTGAACAGATTTCATTTATGTTTGGTACTACTGAATATCAGCTAATGCTTAGTGCCTATACTAAATTCATTCAGGAGCTGTGATGTTTGTATTATGCCCTAAATGTGGTTACAGAACACTAGATGGTAAATGCCCGTGTAACTCTAAGAATAAATTAAAGGCTAAGAAATGAAAATAAACAACTGGGTTGGAGGTATGAACACATTAGTATCTCCTCACAATATACAACCTAGTGAGGGTATTGTTGTTGAAAACTCCCATATAAACACTACTTCTCTACGCTCCTTAAAGGGTAGAGAGTTTAATCGTGACCTTGAGGGTAACTATTTTAAGTATTTTAAAGCTGGTGATAGTGTTATTAGCTCTAGTCGTAAAGCCACTTTTGCTGAGTATAGAGATGTTATGTATATGCTAGATGGTAATGCCCCTACAAAAACACTAGCTGATGGGTCTACTTATCCTATAGGTATTACACCACCAAGCACTATATTATCTATAGAGTCAGATGATGAAGATGTTAACACCGTCCTACAGACAGTATTAGGAGATGTTGATATAGATGAGGTTGTTCAAGCTCTTTTAGATGATACTATAGAACCCCCTAAGACACTTACTGGTACTTATAGATATGTATATACTTATTATAATAAACCACATAACATCGAAAGTGTTCCTAGTAGACTTAGTAACAAGCTTGAAGTAGATAATGAGTCTATTAAGGTATCTGATATAGTCTTAAGTGATGACCCTCAGACTACTCATATTAGATTGTATCGAATTGGTGGTACATTAAATCAATATTCTTTAGTTGCTGAGTTGGATAATGTTTCTCAGCATTATGTAGATAGTGTTACTGATTGGGGTATTGCGGGTAGTTGGGTATTAGACTCCTTCCATAATTATAAGCCTTTAGGCAAGCTAGAAAATCTAACATTAACTTACTCTATGTTGTTTGGTAGTGTTGGTGATAAGTTGTATTACTCTATGAAAACCAAGCTTGAGTATTGGGATAAAACACACTTCATAGATTTTGATAGTGAAATCACAGGTATAGGGGCAACGCAGAATGGTATCTTAGTGTTTACTAAGTTCTCTACTTATGTGATTACTGGTAATGACCATACTACATTTAGTAAGTTTCTATTAAGTGATGAACAGGGGTGTATTAATCATCATACTATAGCTTATGTAGATAATACACTTATATGGGTATCTACTGATGGTGTGTGTTCATCTAACGGAGGTAATATTACATTAGTTACTAAGGAAAAACTTAGGGATTTTGATTTGGTAACTACCAATGCTGTGGTGTATGATAATGCCTACTATCTAACAACTGATAGCTCTATGCTTGTTATTGATTTTAGCTTGGGTACTAACATTAGAACCATTAATTATCAAGGTTATATAGAGAGATTTAACGATGAGCTGTATATTGCTGAGAATAATAAACTATATAAAATGTTCAGCGGTGAAAAACTTAGATTTACATTTAGAAGTGGGTTACTTACTTTTGATGGGTTGAGTGTATATAAGAACTTTAAGAATGTGTTCATAGCTTATAGTGGTGATATTAAACTTAAGGTGTATCTATACTTATCTAAAGGTAGGACGCTAATCTTAGATAAGCAACTAGATAAATCTAAAAGATTTGAAGAGCTTAAGGTAAACTCAAATCTCTCAGGCTATGCTATCCAATATCTAGTTAGTGGTATAGGCAGTGTTAAAGAGATTGATATAGAGCAGGTAAGCAAATATGCGGACTAACTCTTTTATAGCTGTACCAGCTAATGTTGATAATCCAGATGTATTAAAGAGATTTCTGAACTCTTTAATACTACACTTAGATACAGCGTTTGGCAATAGAGGCAGTGGGGGGTTTGCTACTTCAGCAGATTACAACTCTACTGCTACTACTGTTGATGGTGTTGTTAAAGACCTTAATAATATGTCAAAGAACTACCTCAGAGCTGATGGTACTATACCAGCAGTAGATGCCCTTAGTTATGATAAGGCTCTGAAGTTTACTAAACAATTAGAAATTGTTAATAAGGATTATGTAGATACTTTATATAAACCTCAACAAGCTCCTAGTAAAATTAATAGCTCTAGTAGTGACTCTGATATTAAGGCTAATGCTGATAAGATTGATGAGATTATAGACCTATTAAAAAATGCCAAAATCTTTACATAATTAATACCAATTTAAAGCCTTTAATGATATAATCTTATTAAAGGTGGTATTATGGTAACTCAATGTGAATTAACTCCTCAAGGATTGGTAGAACATTATCAATCAGAAGATATATATCTCAGAGTCTTAAACATTAAACAAGGCAATTTAGTTATAGGTGCTAAACACTTAACTACCCACTTAACAGTATTGCTAGAAGGGTCTATTAAAATATCTATAGGTGATGATACAAGAGAATTTAATGCCCCGCACATATTTGAGGCATTAGCAGGTTCTCGTAAAGTAGCTTATGCTATTACAAACTGTAAGATTATGAATATCTTACCCACACACCTAACAAACTTACAAGATATAGAGAAAGCTGTGGTAGATACTACTCTACCTAAGAATATAGAGGAACTAATAACACCAATTAAAAGGATATTATAATGAGCTTTGGAGTGGTATCAGGAGCGGTTTCTGTAGGTAGTTCATTACTACAACTAGGCTCTACTAATAGAGCTAACAGAGAAGCAAGAAGATTACAGCAGACTCAACAAGAGTTTGATATGCAACGCTATCAAGATTGGAAAGATATTTATGGACATCTGCAAGAAGATTTAGGCACATATTATGAAAACTTGACTGGAGAAACCTTAGTAGGTAAAGAGTTGGAAGAACTACAAAAATCTAGTCAAGAGTATCAAACTAAGATTGATGAAACATTAGCTAGTAGAGGATTAGAGGGTAGTGGACTAGAAGCACAACTAACAGCTGATAATATCTATAATACAGAAACTCAAAAAGCTCTATCACGCTCTACAGCAGACCAAAGAGCTAGGGACGAAAAGCAGAAATTCTTAAATATTGGATTACAGCAAGAGGCTGGTATTGCTAACTCTATGAGAGCTGACTCAACATTAGGTTCACAAATTGCTAGTAATGCTGGTACACGGAGAACTAATATATTTAGACGCTTAGAAGATGAGGTAACAGATATTATAGGAACTAAAAGAGATACAGACCTAGAGGATAGAAAATAATGCCCTATTTACAAGGATATACAGCTAGAACTAATAGAGATGCTAGCGATAGACAAGAAAGACAGATGCAACTTAACAACCTCATTAAAGGGTTTGAGTTAAATCAAGAGAGTGGTCAGTACGAAGCTAATGAGCGGGGTAGAAACGCTATGGCTGTTCAAAGTGAGAAAGTTAATCAAGAGCTTATGTATTTAAGAGAGCAGAATAAGCTTATAGGAGCTACTCTAAATGAGAAGAGTATGACAGAAGGAGTTACTGAGATGGTTAAAGGTAATATAGCTGATGGGTGGGAAACTATTAAGCGTAATAAACCTTTAGCAGATACTCTTAGAGCTAAGGGAGTACACTCAGTAGCTCCTGTTGATTGGGTTAATGATAAAGAGATGTACGAAAAAGTTGGTATTAATGTACCTACAGAAGTATTACAAGACCCTATAACTATGAAAGCTCTTAATAGTGCCTTTATGAAAGTGCAGGGAGCTGATGGTACTTGGAAACTAGCTGAAACTGCAAATCTTGCTAAGTCTACTGGGACTATGCAGTATATGAAGAGTGCTGATAGACAGGGTATGGCTGAGAGATTTAATCGTATTCACGATATTATTAAAGGGTATATACCTACCCCATTAGAAGAAGAGTATGGTAAAACTAGCCTTCGGGCAGGTATAGCTCAAAACTCTTTAAATGAGCTTAAAAGCTCTATAGATATTAATGCTTTAGCTGAGTGGGCTACATTAAACCCTAACAAGACTGTAGATGATTATATAGCTGAACATAAGCAGACAGTAATAGACCCTACCAAGCAAGCTGAGATTGATGATTTATACATAGATAAAGCTATCTCAGATAATGAAAAAGTTATTGTAGACTCCCTACCTACTATAAAACCTAAGGAGTACACTAGTGAAATGTATAGTGTTGTTAAGAGATTAGAGGCGTCTAATAAAAAACTAGGGCTTACTGCACAACCAGCTGAGATTAAGCAGGTTAGAGGTTATGTAAACTCTACTAGAAAGTTTAAGAAACTGGCTGAGGATATTAAGCATATCGATAGAGATGCATTTACAAAAGCTAGAAATGAATTACTCAGTATTAAAGGGCTATCTACTAGTCTTAGTGGTACAGCACAAGAGAAAGCAAAACAATTAGCTGATAGGGTAGCTTCTCTAACATTCAAGACTGAGCTTGGTGTAGCTATGAAAGAGTATGTGAAACTTATGTCAGGGGCTACAGTAACAGATAAAGAGTTTGGTGATTATATGAAGATGGTAGTAGGTGGTGAGTATTCTGATGGCTCTGTAGCATCAGTAGCTTTAGACTCATTCGCTAGCTCCTTAGAGAGCGGGCTTATGAACTCTTTAGAGGGTATTAGAACTACTAACCCTTGGTTCTATATGAATACAAAAAGTGCTTATGATAAGAGTATAAGCACCTTAGGTAGTAGAAGTAAAGGTAAACAAGCTGATAAGAAACCACTAAGTGGATTTAAAGGATAATTATGGTAGATATTAAACACTTACAAGATACTTTTAAGTATGGATATGACCAATATCTACCTAGTAGAATTAAAGCTCAGCGTATAGAGGATTTATTCCATAATAAACAATATACTCAAGACCAGCTAAATGCTATTAGAGAGGTAGGTCAAAGTCCCGAAACTTTTAATGTTATTAGACTTTTTACTAGACAGCTACTAGGTTATTATAGTCAGGTTATTAATACAACTAAGGCTGTACCTAAACAACATCAGGATATAGCTGTGGCAGAACTTATGAGTGATATTATTAGCTATGTTGATAGAACTAATAACTTTTCAGAGATGGGAGATGCTATTAAGCGTGATGGATTTATTAGCGGGTTATTTTGTATATATACCGATGTGGAGAATATATTAGATTATGAGGGTTACCCCAAAGTTGATAACTTTGGTAGACCTTTATACAAGATTGTTAAAGAGCATATCCCTTCTTATCAGCTTGTATTAGACCCTATGAGTACTAAGTCTGATTACTCAGACGCTAGATTTATTCATAGATTTAAATGGATACCTAGTGAGGTTGTCACTAAGCTCTTTGGTGAGGGTGTTATAGATAGATTAAATGCTTATCACAACCATTTAAATATAGAAGAGGGGGAATTTGAGTTTAGATTTGAGGATAGATTTCAAGGTAGATATAAAAACTTTGATAATTATCTAGTGGTTCACTCAGTAACAGAAGATGAGAAAGGTAATATGTGGAGTACTTACTGGAGTGGTGATGAAATTTTAGATAGTAAGAAAGTAACTTATAAAGATGTCAAGTATCCTTATAGAGTTGTTAAGCTTCAAGATACTAACACAGCTGAGTATTATGGTATTTTTGAAGATATAGAACACCCACAAAATGCTATTAATCAAGCTATTCTACAGATACAGTTAGGGGTTAACAGTAATAAGGTTATGGTTCAAGATGGAGCTGTAGATGATATATCAGAGTTTACTAAGGCATATTCTCGTGTTAATAGTGTAATACCAGTAAACTTTATAGATGGGGTCAGAGATATTAGTTCTCGTAATGATATTCAACAGCAGTATATCATTATTGACAGAGCGTTTGATAGAATACAGAGAATGTTAGGTATTAATGATAGCTTCCTAGGTAATGCTTTTGCTAGTGATAGTGGTAGGAAGGTTAAGCTTCAACAAGGCTCTACTATTATGGCGTTGAGATATATTGACACTAAACTTACTTTATTTTATAAGCTTAATGGTTGGGACACACTTAACTTAATTAAGCAGTATTTCAAGGCTAATCAACTACTTAGAATAGCTGATGAGGATAAAGGAGATAGATGGGTAGAGCTTAATAAGCCTCTAATCAATCCAATATCTCAGCGACCTATTTATGATGAGATATTAGACCCAGCTAGTGGAGAGCCTATGAAAGATGAATATGGTAATACATTAGTAGTACCTTTAAATGTTCCTTATACTGACCTAGAGTTTAGTGATTTGGATATAGAGATACAAACTGTTAGTTATAATGATGAAGATGAGAAAAATCAAGTGCTTACTGAAACTATTCTGAATGGGGCTGTGGGTCAGATGCTAATGTCAGTAAACCCTAAGGGATATGCCCAAGTAGCTAGTATGAACATTAGAACTATGAAAACTAGATACGCTAATGATATTGCTAAAATACTCGATGAAACAGCTCAAATGCTTACACCTCAACCGCAGATGCAAGATACATTAGGTAGTGCTGGAGGTGCTAGTAGCCAAGTAGGCGGTCAGCCTAACACACAAACAACAACAGATAGTTTAAGTCAAGGAGCGTTACAATAATGGATTTATTTAAAAGCCCTAATAAGGGATTGCCATCAGTTAGTGATAAATATGCTGATGATTTTAGAGATACGCAAGTACAGAAGATAGCGGAAGAGTCTAAATCAGCTAGCACTATAGAGCAGAAGTTTGACTATGCAGGGGCTATAGCTGAGGGATATACTCCTAAGGATATAGTTAATTACCTTAAAGGTGAGGGAGTTTCTATACCTAAGGATAAACCAGCTGATGAGGTATTAACATATCTAATGCAAACAAAAGATGCTTATGATACGGTACAAGCTAAGGGAGAGATAGGTACAGCTGACTCAGACTTAGAGCTTGGTATCGCTAGTTCGCTTACTGGTATTGCTAAGACTGGTAATGATATTCTACACTTCCTAGATTTTAGAGATGATAAAGAATACGCTGAGAGATTTAATGAGATTGATAAATGGAGTAAACTATATAAACAAGCTGTGAATGATAAAGACGCTATTAGTATAAATAGTTTAGGTAGAGTGATACCCTCCTTAGTTTCATTACCTGTATCAGTTCAGAGTAAATCAGTTTTGTTTCTTACAGAAGCAGTATTAGGTTATACAGAAGCTAGAGCAGATAATGATGAGCTTACATCAGCTGGTGTTGGTGCGTTACAAGGTGCTGGTAGTGTTGTATTAGCTCAAATATTTAAAGCTATAGGAACTCCTGCTAAGAAGAATGTTTATGAGTATTACAGAGAGCATCTGGGGTATACCAAAGAAGAAGCTGATAAGGTCTATAAAGATTGGCTAGGTCTGATGGAGCCTAGCGGTATTGAGTATGCTGACAGAACTAGAGCATTAGTAGACCACGCAGGGGAAGCGGGAGCTGTTATTAAAGCTGAGATAGCTAGTTTATCTCCATCAGCCAAGGTTGCTGTAGGTGCTGGTAAGGTTAATAGAGTGAGAGCTTTAAAAGAACTAGCAGGTAATAATATAAATGTTAGGGGATTAGCTGAGGATATTAATCACGCATCTAATGTTATTAAAGATAACTATGGTAAGGTTAAGTTCGATATTATGAATACTAGATATGATGATGGTATTAGACTTGACTTAGAACTCCCTAAAGAGCTTGAGGAGATTAAGACAGATAGAGGTACTATTAAAGAGTTACTACAGAAAACTGATGAGAATGGTAATTTTATAGAGCCAAGAGCTATAGATTTAATAGATGCTATGCCACACATTAACAATATCCTATCAACAGTTAAAGGCTCTAATTTAGCTAAATGGGATAAGGTTGCTAGTAAGATAGATGACAAACTGCACGCAATATTAAGTGATGAGGATTATCTTAATTGGCTTAAAGTAAATCACGACTATAAAGAGATGACTATTGTACGCTCTAGTAAGCTTGGTGAAGCTCTTAGTAGAGGTATTGGAACTTCTAAGAAGTCGCAAGTAAGCAGAAGTAGGGCATTAGAACTTATTAGAGCTGATAAAGATAGTGGTGAGTTTACCTTTAAAGCTATTAAATCTATGTTAGGTGCTAAGAGTGATAAGTTTGAGGGATTGATTATAGCTGATGCTATGAATAAACATATAGACGATATATCTTTTGATATATTAGCTGAGTCTCTAAAATCTAAGGGTTTTGTAACAGAGCAAGGTAAACAGTTTACAGATATTGTAGATAACATAGCTAAATCCTTCAAAACAGATGAAGCTTATAAACAACTATCTCTTAAGATACAAGAAGGTACTGGCGGTATCGGTAAGAACCTATTAGAGAAGTTTCAGGTATCTTTAGCAGGTAGGGTATTTAGATTTATTATGAAGAGATTTCCTACAGAGGGAGCTAAACACCTCAGAATGGTAGATGCACTTAAAAATATATTGACTTCACCCACTCAGCTCAAAAAAGTTCATAGAGCCATAGATACATTAGGTGAGGGAGTTAAAGAGAGATTAATTCAGAGTGTTATAGATGAGGATTTACCTAAATTTGGTGATTATATACAACCTAACATACCTACTAAAGAGGTCAATATAGAACCAAGCTTATCAGACGCTATAGACTCTATAATGTCTTGGGGTAAGACTCATAATGTATCTAGTGAGAATGTAAAGCTTATCAATAACTACTTAAGTGAGCCTAATAAGATGAGAAAACTTAGTAAAATGTCTAGGGGCTTAGTAACATCTAAAGATAAAACTCAGGTAAATAGAGAGATACGGCAGTTGGTTGAGTTCCTTAAAACACACTCATCAACACCACTAGGTGCTGATATAGTTGAGGATTTGGTACTTGATATAGTTAACAGTTTAAGGAGATAGTTATGACAGGTATAGAAGATTTAACAGCTGGTCAGCAGTTGGCGTATGGTGAGGAGTGGTTTAAAGATTTGACCACCTCTGAGCCGTCTCGACCACCCCAAGATTTTGTTGGTGATTTATCACCTATAGTAGGCACTCAGTCGCACGGTAAAGGGTCAAAAGCAACCCGAAATAACAACCCCTCCAATATCACTGGTATGGGAGGGAAGCTACTTTACGGGGCAATAGGGTTTGCTAAAAGTAACACTGGCGATGCAGGAGATAGAAACCAGCTAGTATATGCTACACCACAAGCAGGCTTTCAAGCGTTCCATAGATTAGCATCAAGTGGTAGATACAACTCAGCACCAATCAATAAAGCATTTAGTAAGTGGCAAACAGACCAAGTATCATTTAGAAATAAGCTATCAGACCTTGCTAGGCACGGTGTAGATACTAACAAACGATATAGAGATTTATCCCCACAAGCTCAAAAAGTATTTAGAATGGTATGGAGTAAACACGAAGGCTACAAAGGTGAGTTCTATTAACTATAGAACTCTTCTATCTCTTTAGCCAACTCCTCCTTAACTAATATCTTACGGCAGGTATCTATATCAAACATTAAACCGTTATCAGTTCTTATTAGAAACTTATACTATTTGCTACTCTTCTGATTTATATACTTATTAGCTATTAACTAATAGCTCTTAGCTTCAATTACAGTAATTAAGTTAGTAGTTGTAGTAATCATCAAAAGACTCTATCCATCTAGGGTGTGTTTTATTAACCTCTATTAACAGCTTCAATGCTGTAGCTGGAGAGAGACCGTGTGTTTGGATAGTGGGGATAGACACACCTATAAGACCAGCCAATACCGCATAGCTAATACCTAGCTCTTTATTTACATACTCTATAAATAAAGTTGCCTTTGCGAATATCTCAGACTCCTTAGCTTCCATCTGGCGATATGCGTTAATATCAAAAGAGTTGCCCCCCTTTTGGAAGTTAATAAACTTATGGTATCTACCTGCTTTAGCATAAATAACACTACTATTAGCAACACCTAACTCCTCTACAGCATCGTCTATAAGTATCATAGTAAGTTCCTTTCATATCCTCTATTATTGAAATCTAACTTATTAGATACAGCCTTATATACCTGCTCACTTATAGCACCTTTAACTATTAAGTGGTGGACGGTAGATGCAGTCTTAGAGAAGATATTAACACACCGCTCTCTACGCTGAATAAACTTCGCACCACTATACCCGCTAGAGATAATAATAAAGTGTTTAAGGTGAGATAAATCTACGCCCTCAGCGTGAGATGTACTAGAGTATATCTTAGCCCTTTTAAAGATTTTATTAAGTAGGTGACGCTCACCTACAAAATGTGACATAATACCTACATCTTCATTATCTCCGAAACGCTTTAATATATAATCTATCTTCTCTCTGTTACCTAATATATAATACTTACCATCTATCTTAATAACACCGCTCTCTATCATATGTAAAGATATTCTAAGCTTCATAACAGAGTCACATATAAGCTCTACACAATCATCACCAAGCAGTAAAGTAATGATATTATCCTTCTGAACTGTGTTATAGATTTTCTTGGTGTTGGCTGAGAGAGATACATAATGAACCTCATCAACAGCTTGTACTTCAGTGCTGATACCTGCGTCTTGCTGTGTCATATAGACAGTAAAAGTATCCACTATAGAAGTTATTAAGTCCTCTTTAGCTTTATCATACTTAGGCACATCTCTACCACCTATACGAATATAATAAGACTCTCCATAATACCTATGATAATCATAGAAGTTTTTAAAGTTTCTGAATGGTGAGTATTTAGATATGTAGCACTGATGGTAGATACCATTATAGCTCTCCACTAAGGCTGACCCGCTGAGGAGGATTAGCGGGTACTCATAACATAACAATCTTGTCATTTTATGTTTCAGTGATGGTTTACCAAGCACACCAAAATTATGACTCTCATCTAAAATGACACCATTGTAATCATCTTTGTTAAGGCGTAAAGTGTATTTACCAGCAACTCGTTTATATACCTGCTCATAGTTAGTTACTGTAAACTTAGTGTTAAGTGGTAAAGACCCATTAAGAAACTTCTCCCACCCACTAATAGCGTTCTTAGGGCATAATATCAACCAATGACTAGCCTTAGTGTTGTCAGCTACATATAACGCTGTAGCTGTTTTACCACTCCTAGGCAATCCTTGAATATATACTATACCTTTCTGTCTTATAATAGCTAAGGCTTCTTTACCCTTAGCTACTTGGTGAGGTAAGAAATCCATTATATAACCTTAAACTCTCTCTCGAATACTTCTCGTTTTAACTTAGCACAACCCTTGAACGATGTACTTTTAGTTAAAAATACATAATCATCAGTATCTCTGTAAGGGAGTACAAAGACTACCTTTTCTCTGTGTTGTTTTCTTACTGCTTTTATAAGTTTGACGCTCATTGTTAACTCCTATAGGTTATCGAATTGTTTATTTACTGTTTCAATATCAGACGCTACAAAAGATAACCCACCAGCTTTGGTTATCTCATTAAGATTATATTTTTGTAGTTTAGATACATTACCTAATGTTTTAGGAGTCTTAACTTCAATACCTATAAACACACCCCTATAACACGCCAAAATATCAGGAACACCAGCTTTACTAGCTGATATTACCTTTACTATATAAGCTCCTCTAAGCTTTAGAGAGCTTATAATTTTTCTCTGTATTGCTTGCTCATTCATAAGGAGTCCTTATCTTCTCTTAAACATATAAACACGGGTTGTTGGTAGGTTTTATAAAAAGACTCATACTTAATCTCAGCTATCTTACCTATATAAAAAGATGGTGGTTTTTGTCTGTCCTCATCTGATAATCCACTACCTACTGCAACCTCTATACCTTCACTATTAGCCAATACTAAAGAGCCTATCATACCTACATACTTACCTCTACCTTCAAGAACTCCTATAATCTTAAGGTCTGCTGTAGGCTTTGGCTTAACCTTAATAGCTAGTGATGTTCTCTTGGCTCGTATCTTTTCGTGTTTGGTATCAAACTTAAATGTATGTGAGTTATGTTTAAGGATAACACCCTCCCAACCACTAGCATAAATACCCTTAGCATATTCTTCTACATCAGCAAACTTTACCTCTGTAAAGCTAGCTACGCTCACATTACCAACAGGTTCTATATGTTTCATAAGCTTTTTGCGTACGCTAAAGCACTTAAAATCTATAATATCAAAAATTACTAGCTTTGCTTGTTTGTTATCAGAGAACTTATGCTTTTTAAAATCAGCTCTGTAGTGAGCTGTAGAGCATTTACCACGACTACCAAACATACCATCAGTAGAGGCTATAAACTCACACTCTACAATAACATCATCAAACGCATCTAATGCTTTTAATAAGTCACTAGCTAGCGTAGCTATAGTAAACTCTTTACCACCCGATGTAAAGAAGTGTATCTTATCTCCAACCTTATGCACTTGAACATAATTTCCATCATACTTAATAGATGCCCAGTAAGTATCTTGTAGTTTACTTTGAGCTACTTTGATAAGGTCAGTAGCTTTTGTTTGAGATATAAACATCAGTTGCTCTCCTTCACCAATCTCTCATAGTTCTCATCAGACTCTTTAACAAAAACACCGCTAGGTAGTGTAATACCTTTTCTATCTTTTATATCTTGGTACGCTGTATATAGACACTCATTAAGCTCTAAATGCCTAGCAAAACATATACTATCAAGACTAGCTACAAACTTCACTAAATACAGTTCCATATCAGCTACATTGCTCTTAAGTACGCTATCAGCTAGCTTACCTAACGCTGAACCCGTTGATAAAATCGCTGGTTGTTTAATTGCAATAGCTTCTTTATTAAACAGCTTATCTGTACTGATGCCGACTATAGTACAGATACCAATACACACAACCAAGCAATCCCCTATATCATCTTTAACAGACTTGTGGTTAGCTATGTTATTATTAAGCTCCCCAAACTCTGAGGTTAGTTTAGCGAATTGTACTAACGCTGAGCTGTTCTGTGTAATCTTTCTATCAGAAAACCATTTAACTGTTCTATCTATTAATTCTTGTGTGTTTATATGTTCCATCTATTTTATCCTTAATTGTTTATTTTCAAATATTAAACTTTCTTCTGCGAATGGGTGTAAAACAACACCCTCATAGTTATAGAGAAGTAATGCCGTAGCTATACTAGGTTTGTACTCACCTCTGAAATACTTACTAATCATAGGTACTGATATACCAGTCTCCTTAGATACATCAGACATAGTTTTAAACTCTAGCTTTTTAGCTATATAATCCTCAATTAGAAGAGGTTTAACCTCTCCTGTAACAACCTTATCACTCATCTCTAGGTAACACCGAATACCGCTTAATACCGTAACGACCCATAAAATCTAAGCAATCGTCACAAGGTTGTTTAGTAATAAGCATAGTTTTACCATATGGAGATACCCCGTCAGCTAAGGCATTAACTATACAACCTACCTCAGCGTGAATAACATTACTAAGAGTAGCGTTATCCTCATTCTCACAGCTACCACCACCTAATGCATAATTCCAACTACAGATGGGTGATTGGTCATTACCAAGCATTAGCATAGCACCTACTTTCTCTTTCTCACAGCTAGAGTATGTAGCTGTAGTATGTAGTTCCTGTGTATGTATAGCATAGTCATCAAAAGGAACTTGCTTCACTCTGATACATTTAGTATTTACACACCCCACCTCAGCAGATTTACTAATCTTCTGTTTTACTTGTGCACTCTCTAGTTTGTGCAACATATTAACATTAGCTACTATATGGGCTAGATGTGTTTGCTTAGACTCTTCATCAATATATACACCGCTAAGATATTGATATGTGTGTCTTAATAAAGCATCTTTAATTGGTGTAGTATCTCCACATTTTAAGTAGTTACTTCTACCATACTTCTCAGCACCTAATGTAAATACATTACCAACCTCTAGTAACAACTCACTAGAAATCTCACTTACCATACTTTTAGGAGTATTTAAACTATCTTTTTTAAACTCGTCCATTAATAGCTCCTAAATATTTAGCTCTTTCTAACCACATAAATGCAACTACACTACCTACCCGACTGCCTTTATAAATCACTTTGTTACTCATTTGGTCATCTCCTTTAATTGCTCTACAAACTCTCGGGTTTGGGTTTGTGTATGTTTAGTTGTTCGCTCATTAACAAAATGCTGATAAGCATACGGCGATACGGTATCAAGACCTATAGTAAATGGTCTAATTCTCAACATATCAATACCTCTACTATAAACCCCTCTATCTTTTACTTGTAATACCTCTCTCATAAACCGCTCCAAATCAGCAGGTGAGTTATTCTCAACAAAGTGACTCCAAGCATCTTCAGTACCATACTCAATAATCAACCTCTTATCGGTTTTTCTTTCATTTACTACATCATCAAAATAACTTACCCACTCCTCAGGATACCAATAACCTAAATTAACATCAGTAAATCTGGCTGAGTGGCTGACAAACTGTATCTGAGTATGTGTTCTTATCTGCTGATAAATAAAGTAAGGGACTTCTGCGTGATACACTTCGTATTTATCGAAATCTATATACTTAAGCCACTCTTCAATACCATCTAAGGGTATTAATAACTCTCGCAGTGATGTTCTATACATACCTCCGAAGAAGTACCCAAACAGTTTACCTCTATCCAATCTCAAACCTTCAATATAAGCAGGCAAAGTACAAGGCACAAATGATAGTAAATTACTGGGTGTATCACCATAACTCTCTTTCATAAGTCTTTGTAGTAAGTTAAGTGGTTTACTGCTAGGCTCTTTTCTGTTATATACAACTCTAGCAACTTCTGCTAGGTACTCAGCTACTGATAACTTTGTTATCTCTTTTGGTGGTGTTATCTTTGTAATTGTATATTTACGCATTATTAATCCTTTAATTTAATTCTATAATCTATATCGCCAAGGTTACTAACCCGCTCAGTTAATAAGTTCATATCTACTAAGTTTCTTTGTAGTAGTATATAATCTCTATCGTACCCTCTCGCTTTAAAAGCTTTTTCTGTTATATCCCAAATCTCCTCCTCTGTTAAATCTTTAAGATAAGGTATCAAGTCTTGGAGCTTCTTATCAGAAGTCTTAGTCATAACCCCTATAGGTAATGGCTCATCTCTAAAAAGCTTACATATAAACTGGAACCCTGCTCTAGGGAGTCCTTTAATATTATCAACTGCATCACCTGCTATTGTCTGTAAAGCTGTCCAGTATCTAGTTGTTTTCTCATCAACTGTAACCCACTTCATATCTGTATCTACTCTAGTGTAAGTATTCAAGTGTGTACCTACAACACTATAAAGTATATCTTTATCTGAAGCACACAAGATATACTTATCAGTATATAGCTTCTTTTTAAGAACTACAATATCATCAGCTTCATATTCAGTAGCTATACTACCTTTATAAGTTGTTAATAGCTTTTCCTTAAGTTCAGATAGACCAGCTGGAGATGCTTTACCAGCTCTATTAGCTTTATAGTTTGGATAAATTTTATATCTAAAATTATCTCTACCCCCAGTAAAATGTAGCTCTACCTCTCTACACCCAGTGATATGTAGTAAAGCATCTATCTTATCTACGCAGACCTTATAAGCTATATCAATATCTAAGGTTCTATAAGTACCTCCCATAGGGTCATAAGTGTTATTAGATATAATACCCTCCCACTCCTCCTCTGTGTACTCTGACTGCGGTAGTAGGTAACTCTCCTGCTGGCAATTAAGACAAGCTACATAAGCCATAGTATCGGCATCTACTAACGCTATTTTATCGTTCTTATCAGCTCCACGCTTACCATACTCATCAAAGTTCAGCTCTACGACCTCATCTTCCATTTAAATCTCCTTACATACATATTTACTTGTTTCTGTGGCTAAGGTGTTAGAGCCACAAGCAGGGCATATACCTACTACCTCACTACCTATAGTATCAAATTCCCAAGAATATTTGTTGGTAATATCATCACAATCACAACACTTTAAATAAGAGTAATCATTATACTCCACCTCTACAGGCATAGGTATATCTTTATACTTAAGCATATTAAGCTTGCAAGTCTCCACCCAAGCTTTTTTCATAGCTTTTACAAGCTCACCAGCCCAAAATCTCTCAGAACCTTTAGGAACTCTTAGATAGATAGCATCGTGAACAACATTATAGATGTACTTAATAGCTATACCTCCCTCAACTCTTAGTAAATAATGTATAGCTAGCTTCACTGTTTCAGCTATACACCCCTGCGTAGAGTAGTTAATAGCATCAGTACCTAGCTTAGCCATTGCTATATGCCCTTGTGGTGTTCTATTAGGTGTATCTTTATAAGTATTCCACTTATTACTGGCATACTTAGCAATACTGGGGTACTTCTTCTGGTATCGTGTCTTTATAGCTAAGGACTCCTCATCAGTAAACTTAACACCATAACTCTCATAGGCGTATTCACTAAAAGTCTTAGCCGACATACCGAAAATAAAACCAAACGAGATAGCTTTACCTTTTTGTCTATCTTCCTTAGTAACATTCTCATATTTAAGGGAGGTGTCTGCCAACATAGCTGATACTTTGTGTAAATCTCTACCAACCATAAGCTCTCTATACATAGCCTCATCACCCATAATACTACAACCTGCTCTAAGTTCAGCTGTTGAGTAATCAGCGTGAACTACTACTGTATCCTTAGTATCTGTGTTCATAAGATATTGGAGCTTTCTTGGTATCTGCTGAGCATTTACTCCATCAGGTACTGCACCTTTACCACAACTGGTAAATCTACCTGTTGTGGCTCCAGCTGGGTTATATTTAGTAAACACTTTAGGTCTATTATAAGCCGATAAAAAAGACTCCAACTTTCTATTAGCCCTGTTAGAGAGTACAAGGTCTGCTAGTTCTGCACCTTTACCACCTCCAGTTACTTGACCAATAAGAAACCTCTTATCTGTAGATGCAGGCTCAGAACCTAACACCTTACTAAATGCTTCTTTAATCTGCTTAGGTGAGTTAGTATTAAGATACTTAGACTTACCACAATTAAGACCTAACTTGTTGGCTACATCTTCAAGCTTTTTATACTCATCAATTAGGATATGCTCTAATTTATCAAGCTCTTCTATTACTTTATCTTGGTCAATTACTAGCCCGTTCTGCTGATAATCAACACAATATTTTAAGGATAGTATATCTACCTTATAAGCTAGAATCTCTCTAGCTTGTTGAACCTTAGGAAGTTCCCAAAGTTCACTAAGTGCTATAACATCTACTGCTGAATATTGTAGTTGTGATTTAGATAATCTAGCACCTCTAATAAACCCTGCTTTCTGTAAGTTAGATTTGTCTAAGCCATCATAAAGCTTTTCATTAACTAAGTAATGTACTACATTATCTAATCCATACTTGCTTGTGTAGCTTGGGTGTTTTGGTAGTTTAGGGTATGCCATTCTTACTAGATACATAGTATCATCAAACTCTCTAGTAGTTAGATTAAGAGTACCGAAATCGTAAGAAGCGTTATGCCAAACTGTATGAAAATCTCTAAAGCTCTCTCTAAAGATGTTGTAGTCGCAGTAGTCAAAATCAAAAAGATAAGGAATACCGTCTTTTTGATATGCTTGAACTATTCTAGGGTTGGCATATAATGTTTCTCCCTCAGTATCACAAAATAGGGGTTTAGTTTTATCAAAACCAGCTAAGGTCTTTAACATCTCTTCTGTATCTTTAATTACCTTGTAAGTAATCTCACTCATTGTTAAACCTTTCTAATTGCATTTAATGCAACATTTTAAATATATTAAAGAGGGTTAATAACCCTCTAAGCTGTCTATAAGACTACTTATGATGCATCTATAACATCATCTTCTGCTGTATCTGGAATAGGTGTAGCAGAAGATAAATCAAGCTCCTCACCCTCATCGATAACATCATCTTCTGCTGTATCTGGAATAGGTGTAGCAGAAGATAAATCAAGCTCCTCACCCTCATCGATAATATCAACATCGACTTTGCCAGTGTATTTCACTAATGTAATTAACTGAACAGCGTTAAGATAGAGTGACACACCCTTAGTCAGACCTGCGTCTGTTTTGACCTCATACACTTGGGCTGTACCATAGATACGCCCTCTTGACCCTTTACCAATACTCCAATCAGCGTTATTAACTTCATTAGTAATCTCTTTACCTCTACCTGTTACAATATCTACTACTTTAGGTCTCACCTTACCATTAATTTTAAAAGTAGTGTTTGTTTTAAAATTTACTACGACTCTACCACTAGGGACTTTAAGCACCTCTTCTGTCTTAGGGTCGATAGTTCCATCAGGACAATCTACCATAATCTGCTTAATACCGTTAGAAGCAGGTAGTCCTTTAGTACCAGTCTTAGTTTTGTACTCATTCCACACATCGTCAATCTGCTTCTTAATATACTTAAACTCTTCTGAGTTCTCATCAAACTCGATAGATGCTAAGAATTGCATTTTAGGTGGTTTACCCTCACCTGCTATATTCTTACCCTCACCAGTGATATATACCCAGTTTAAATCTCCAGTTAATGTTTTAATTGTCTTTGCCATCTGTTAATCCTTATTAGTTTAGTTTAGTTTATAGAGCGGTTCATTTGTTTAATATTGTTTGTATAATATTAGCGTTTCATTTAGCACCTTCTATTAGATTTAAGCAGTTGCTTATAACACCCTACCGTAAAGGAGGAGGTTTGACATACCGATAAAAGAGAATAAACTTCGGTAGGGTGTTATAAGCAACCTATTAAAAGTTGTTAGATACTAACTATAGTTAGTATCTACGGTTGACAGTAAGTTACTGTATAAAGTCTTCAGACTTAGTTGTAAGAACACCTACAGAGGAGAAGTCGGGTTTTTCCTCTTTAAGCTCTTGAAGCACTTTTTTAAGTTCTTCAATCTCTTCAATAGCATCTGCTGAGGACATATCAACATTCATAATATCATCAGTTACGGATTTCTGAGAAGCTAGGTTTACTCTTTTAAATCTTTTAGCGATAGACTCACCATCAGCTGATAGGATTTTACTAGAACCAGTTTTATCTTCATAAAAGTATTCCGTAGTTGCGGGGAGCCATACGCCCGATACTGAACATAATACCTCTGTAAACTTACCATCTTCATCACACTTAGTGACTTCTTCAAGTGGCTTACGCGTAACCCCCGCACCTTTAGGCTTCAAGAACTCATCTGTAATTTCTGTGTAGTGAGTCTCTACCTTCTTAATTAGATTAGATAGAGTTGCTTCATTAACTTTAGTAACCCCGTCAAGCTCATCTCTGATGATTTGCGGTAGTTCTGCTAGAGCTGAGCGTACCTTTTGGTAAATTGCTAGTTTTGTCATTTGTTATCCTTTGTGTTATTGTTTAGATAAGGTATTATATAATAATAAACTTAATCTAAAATTAAATTCAGAGTATTTCTTTAATTTGTGTAAATTCTCTTTTTTGCTCTACTCATAGCTACATAAAGCAGTTTCAACTTCTCTTTTTGATTTTTACATCGATTGAGGTCTTTTATATCTATATATACCTCCTCAAACTCTTGACCTTGCGATTTATGGATAGTTTGACAATGTGGGTAGTCTATCGTACATACATAATCATTAAGTGTCTTAAATCGCTTGTATTGACCCTTCGAGTCCTCACCACTTGCGTTTGCCTTAGCTAAGGCTTCTCCATACTCAGAGCGTATTTGTTTATTTTGATAGACACCGAAAATACAAGGGTAAGTCAACCCGTTACTAGCTCTCAGTAATTTAACACCTTTAAGAGTGCTTATAGCTTTTAGAGGATTGTACTTCGTTAGTGCGTCTATAATGCCACCATTACTAATAGTAAGCTCAGTAAAAGGACTCATCTCCTCCCACTCTTCAAACTCTAGCTCCTCTCTGAGAGAATAATTGTAAAGCTTATCCCCTTTCTTAGGTCTTTTATAACCTTGTATAGCTGTATTATGGGCTTCTACGCTCTCATTAGTATAAGATAGCATAATCTTACTAGATGCTTTAGAAGCTTTATATACCTTATCAATATCACAATCTCTAATAAACGCTGAGGTCTCTTCTATCTTACTTAGTGGTATAGTACCCTCTAGCATATCTAATACCTGCTTTATAGGTTTAGCTAAGGTGTCAGCCTGTCTATGTATAGTGGTCAACTGTAACCAAAACTTAGTGTTATGTAAGTTGTTAGTAGTAATACCCCCAACCCCATCAACGGGGCTGAGTTGGTTTAAATCACCTATATATAACACTTTTAACGGTTTAGGTACTATAGCATCAGGTGGTAGTATGTACTCTGTATAGCTTGTCATATACCCACAAGACTTACAAGCGTCACCATCTCCAAAATCAGCATCACAAGCTTCGCATAATAGCTTCTTATCACTAACAGAGTCTTTGAGCGTTTCTTCATCTTGTAAATCTCCTATACTAAAGTAGTCTCTCTCACCAACAAAAGAAAACTCATCTACTATAAGTAACTGTAAAGGTTCAGGAGTTCCATACTGTCTACTGACAATCAAAGAGCGTACACTCTCAGCCCTTTGATTAACATTAGGACGCTTCTTAAGCCAAGAATGTAAGGTACTGATAGGTGTAGTGCTTGGTAGCTTCTCTATTAATACCTCCTTAGCTTTGTGTGTGTAAGCTACCACTTGATAAGTAATATTAAGTTTATCTAGTGTGTTTATAATCTCAGCCAATTTTGTAGTCTTACCAGTGCCTGCCGAACCAGTTATAAACATCTCTAGGTCTTCATCTTGATTTAAGAATTTAGTTATCATTTTAGTTCTCCTTTAATAATTTACATAATCTAGTAGTGTTATTATCAGCTATTATCATAGTCTTATAACCTTTACCACTTATAGCATATCTCATAGCAATAGTAGTAGCTTTAATAGTTGCGTCCTCACACTTATCAGCATTTAATAAGTGTGAGGCGATTAATAGTATCAGTAAATATCTAGTCATAATTTCTCCTTGCTCTTTGGTAATATCTACGCGTATAGCATTAACTACCTTTGTATATCTTGTAGGGTTAGTATCTCTACTCACCACAAATCCTAATGCTCTTGCTTGTCTAGGTGTTATATCTGTGTCAAATACTATCCCATCTTTTGTTTCCCCCTTCAGTGGTATTGTTAGTCGCCCTCTAGCTACGAAGTAGACCTCTATAAGCTCCTCTAAATCATACTTAAACTTATAAGGGTCTGTTCTATCCTTATGGTCTAAGAGTATCTTTAGTTGCGTCCCTATATCTCTATAGGACTCAGCCTCTTCTTTTGCTAAATCTCTCATAGTGTTATCAAGCCATAATACCGCATTGGTATAGGCTAATGGAGTAGTTATAGGTAAGTCTCTGAGGAATAGGCAATACTCTATAAGCTCAGGGGCTATAAGCTTCTCATTAACCTCTTCAGTGCTTAGTCGCTTACCTGTAAATGCACTGAAGGTAACCACTCTTCTATCATTAGTTTGCGTTGTTAGCATCTCGCTTTTATTTGAAGATGCCATCAGGGTTAATGTATTCCTTTGGTAAGACGCATTAGCTCCTTTACCTTGCTCTTTTATCGTAACACTACCACTCACCTGTTTAATGTCATTGAGTACTTTAGGGGTAATAACAATCTCAGGTAGTTTAACAAACATACACCCAACCCAATCACTATTAAACTGGCTGTTGCTAGATGTAAAGTCCGCTATACCTATCTGTTGAGTGATAATACCAAGCACTCCATCTAATAGTGCGTCCTTACCAGTACCTTGCTGTCCCATCAGATGAAATACTAAAGGGCTATACTCCATAGTTTTAAGCTTGTGGCTAATAAACTCGTGAAACAATCTCTTAAGACGCTCTCTATCTTCGTGAGAGTGGTCACGCATTAAAGAGTTTAGTATCTTATTAATATGGTGGGGGCAGTGCGACCTGCTCTCTCTATGTTGTAGATGCTCACCTCTGATAATCGCTAGATAAGCAGTAGGTTGATAAGTATTGTATAGCAACTCACCATCTATAAGGTTCTCCCCTGCTTTTAAGTAGTTTCTGTTCACAAGCGTCACCGTTTCCATAGAGGATATGAGTTTACTCATAACCTTAGATGTTAGCTCTTGGTAACTTAAATCTGCTCCCGCATACCTCACAACAAAGTTAGACGACTGTAGGGTTTTCTTAAAGTTAGCTAAGCTGTTGATTAGTAGAGGTACACCCCCATCTGCCTTCGGTATGATATAATTATCATCTACAGTTCTGTAGACCTTTACATACCCATACCCATTACTACTAACTAATACCTCCTCACTCATATTAGGGATATACCTAAATACTGGGGTACCATCAGGGTAGGTCTGTGTAGTTAAGTTACTTAGAAAGTCTGCTAACCTAATATTGCTCCAGCAGTCACTCCACAGGTGTGTGGTTATTAGCTCTATTAAGGAGGCGTGTAGCTCTTCTGATATTGAAGGGTCTCCTGCTATCTTGGAGCTTAATGCTTGTATGTACCCTGTACCTTCCCCCTCTAGGACTCTATCAGGGTGGTAATCAGGCTTTACCATATCTTTATAAGCCATCGGAGTTATTACTCTGAAGATGGCTTCAAGATGCTTTTGGTAATCCCTGCTATCTATATAGAGTGTTATAGCCTCCTCTATTCTAGCCCCCATATAGGAGAGTGTACTAACATAATCACCCGTGTAGCTTTGTATCGCTTTTGTTAGATTCTCAACTAGGTAGTCAACGATAGAATCAGGAATCTCTTCTATGTGGTCTATATGCCCGTTAAACACGCTCTTCGTAGTATTACCTACGCACGCGGTGAATACTAATGACTTACCTTTCAGTACATCGATAGAGTTTACTTTAACTCTATTAGGTTTATTAGTGAGTACACTCTCATTGAAATACTTTGAGGGCTTAAAATAAAAGTGCTTCTCTCCTTTATCTGATACCACTACATAAGTATCAGTAATGTTTAGAGAGTCTATAGCCTTGGTAGCGTCCAATGAGTCACAATCTATAACCACTAAGTCGTTGTCTGGTCTTATTGCGTAGCTTCTTATGTCTTCAGCCCTCAGGCGTTCGTTAAAAGTTTCCCAATCTCTTGGTAATTTAGGTTTTATGTTACCATCATACAGTTTCTTACCAGTCTCTCTATCTCTAGTTATATCAAACCCTAACGGTATTAGCTTCATATTAGTCCTTTAGGATTATTGTAATTTGGGTGGAGTTCATTAGAGTAACCTTTAGGGTGTTGGTAGGTTTTAGGTGCGTCATTAAGCTATAACAAACTCTTCTAGCAGTTGAGTAGGTGCTTTGTGACATACCTAAGGCTTTTGATAGTTTATTACCGCTTGTAGTATTATAATAGCAACTTACAGTGTATAGTAAGGTGTAAAAGCTAGTATTGGTTAACCTGTGAGAGTTAAGGAACTCCTTTAGGTTGCTAAGGTCTAATTCTGTGGTTGTCATTATATATAATCCTCCAAATTTGAATAAGGTTATTCTAATATAAATAACCTTTGATAAATATTAATAATATTCGATAACTATCTATAGCGAGGTGACTGCTAGCATAAAATAGATTAGGATAGACTTAGTAAAATTCTTTGAAAATTTTTAAATTTTTGTTGCATTGAATGCTATATACAATATACACTTTTTTGGTAACGGTTATACATTTTGTATATTCGTCACGATGCCCGCAAACCACGCTATATAGGGCTTTAGGATTTTCTATATACATTTATACAATTTGTACACTTCTTTTTCAGTATTTACTTTTTCCATTACTACGAATTTACTATATTATTATTATTATTATTATTAGTGTATAAATGTATAAATAACCATAATTAACACCCTCTAAGCCCTATATAGCGTGGTTTGAGGCACTTCTTAGTCTTGTATATATAACTGTATATAGCAGTAGCTAGTAGTGTATAAAGTGTGATACAGGCTATTAACTTTACTGAAATATAGGGTAACATATAAGCAAAACTTGAGCCTTTACGAAACTTCATTGAATTTACTTATTAATACACTTCAGTTTACTTTAAGTTTATTATGGTATGTAACTTAATTAAACATCAATTTTTCTGTTTAATTCCAAAATCTTAACAGAATTATATATATATATGGACTTTAATACCACTTAATTAGCTCTATAGCCAATTATAATAATAACTAAATAAGCGTCTTAAACCTCTACCTATACCAAAGGGTTACCTAACAATAGTTAAGCGGTATTTACCACCGTTCTGTGTGTTTAAATCCTATATATAACTTAATTTTCACCGCACCACCCTCAAAAGTGTATATCACTCAATACAACAAATCAAAAAATGAACACTAATACTCTTGAGAAGCTTGGCACTCTAAAGGCTCCATTAAAGTGCTATAAGTATTTAATAAGTGTCTAAGTATCCCTTATTAATTTCTAGTTAAGTGTATACTGAGGATAAGAGTCTTAGGGGGGGGGTGTAGGATATATCGGTAACGGTCTATATCCGTTACTATTTGGTATAAGTTGCTACTGGTGTATTAGTAGCAACTTAGATATTATGCCCATTCAACCCCGTAAGATTTATAGTAATTTTCTGAGAACTTTGTGTCCTCTATCTCTAAGGGTTCACCCACTAGAGGTATTAAGTCATTAATGCTGGTAAGTGTGAGGATATAACTAGCTATCTCCCCTGTGATATTATCCATAATAGAAACTCCATTATATCCTCTTTTTAGATTTGGAGTCTCGTTAATGCCCTCCACTTGCTCATTATAATACTCCTTAGCCTCTCTGTAGGTCTTGAAGCTTTTTTTTGTTTCGTTAACCCTCTCCAAATCTTTTATATCGCTTATCCAGTCATACCCTTCAGTCTCTTCATTAAAGTAATGAAAATCCTGAAATGTAAACACTTCGAAAGTGTTAGTGAGGCATTTAAGTCGTCTCAGATACTCCTTAATCTCTCCCTCTTCTAAGGTATCCTTAATATCAATTTCATATGTATATGTATATAAAGTCGCTATAACGGTATCGGTATAATCATAAAGGTTTAGCACTACACGCTCCTTAGTGCTTGAGAGTGTATATAATAGTCGGGTACTGTCTTGGATACCTTTGCCATAGGGTGAGAACCCCCAATCAAACCACCCTATATAGTATTGGCTCCTTGTGGGTTGGTTTGAGAGATAATCCCTCACCCTCTTCTGTCTCCCAAAGTTCTAGGTTCTCCTCTGTCCCGATGAAAGTTGCGTCAAAACTTTCCGACTCTGCGTCAATCGCGTCACCGTTTGGGAGCAGGTAGCAATCTTCCCACGCGTCTGCCATCATCTCGCCATATGTTGGGTACTCTTCACCATCAACAAACCACGCTGTGGCGTTTTGATCGTCTTTGATATTTTCAAGGTAGTCACAACCTACCCCCACCCTCTCCCCGTTGATCATCTTCTCCACAACAATCTCGAAAAGGCTACTTATTCGTGTTGTGTCGCTCTCTTTTGCAAGGAGTCCATCGCGTACTTTGATAAATGTTTCTATTGTTGCCATTTTGTTATCCTTTTATGTCTTTAATGTAGCTTAATAAGCCCTCTAAAGAGGGCTTCAAGTGTTTATCAATCCTTAACAGACTCTGTTACCTCATCTTTAGCGATTAACACCACCTCCCCACTCTCTAATACTTCTGTCACCCCTTTTAAGGGTGATACGGGCTTGAAGCTCTAAGGCTTCAGTGCTTGTAAAATCATCAAGTCCAACAAATTCCGTAGCTAGATTTTTAATCAATTTTTGGGTCTTATTCCAGACCGCTAAGGCTTGCTTAGATGCTCCCTTAGACTTACCCTTACTCACTGTCATCTCTTCCACTGGATAATACGCCTCCATATATCTACACCACGCCTTTTTAAGACTCCCGTCTTCGTTAAGTATATCGGGGTGAGCCTTAGCTCTCGAGGTTATGCTCATATTAAAAGCCTCCTCCATTAAATTTGTAAGCTTTACCTTAGCTTTATCGGTTAACTTATGGATTTTACCAATATTTACTAATTCCTCTCTCATTTGTTCCTGCCGTTTAATTTTCTCTAAGTTTGTCATTTTGTTATCCTTTTATATCTTTAATGTAGCTTAATAAGCTCTCAAAACCCTCTAAAGAGGGCTTCAAGCGTTTATCAATCCTTTTCTATTGCTAATGTATCACACTCTAAAGAGTCTACACTATTGCTAATGAGTTCCGCAAGATATAGTCTATCGCTCAAATGTTCTATATAGGGTCTTTTAACAGTTCACAATTACATAACTCAGCGTAATCTGTAAAATCCTTCTTAGTTGCTAACTTGATAGTTCTACTTAGTTCCATTTTGTTATCCTTTGTATGTTTTGATAGTGTTATTATAGCAAATCTTCAGAAGATTGTCAAGGGTTTCTAGCAATTTTCTGAAAGAATTTAGCGTTATTTTCTAAGCTTATTCGCGTGCTTCTTTCTATAGAATACATCAAGCAGTATTAATCTACCATTATAGCACGCTATATTTCTAGGGGAAATTTCAAAATATGGACACCCCCAATTACTCACATAATCTAACGCTTCAATCATAGCGTTCCTAAGGGTTGGATATTTAATACTTTTAAAAGCTTCGTACAATCCCGTATACTCATTAGGTAAGTTTAAGCCATAAACTCGTCTAAGCTCCTTATAATAGCTATAATGCAACTTATTCAAATCAGTTTTAATACTTTTACCCTTCGGGTAATATTTCATAGTATATAACCCATCTTCTACCTTAGTAATCTTAGGGAATAATCTGCTAGTTATCGCTCCATCATCTACACCGCAGGCGAGTGCCTCCTTATAAACACAGTCACTAATTAATACCACTGTTTTATTATCAAGTTTGTAGCATTTAGTAAATAACCCTCTACCTATAGGTTTAGTAACTTGTTTAATAGTTTCTAATGTATGTTTTACCATTTGTTAATCCTTTTATCTTATTAGTTAGATAAGCTTTGAGCATTTCAATATCATTCTTAAAATAAAAATCACTCAAAATATTAAAGCCTATAGCATTTATTTTATCTACTATTTTATTATAGGAAATATCAGTAAA